CGAACAATCTCGAAAGCATCACCGATTATAAAGGCTGGCACTGAAGAATCGAAACCAGAAAAGTCGAGGCAATACACTCTCCGAGTTACTGCTTGGAACTCTGAGATGAATGCTCCCACTTCAGCTTTCTGATATCCATACGAGAAACAGTGTCGTCGGACGAGACCTTTGTACGCTGCTTTCGCAAACGACGCAGCCAATATTGTCGTTGCCAGCGGACTGCCCCATACCAACCTGCCCTTAGGACCAGAGCTGCCATGCTGAATCCGGCGATATGCCACATAAGGATCAAAACCGATCCTACCAGCACGTACATCTCGACTCCTCTGTATCCCACGATCCAGAATAAGAGAAGTGTTACAGAAGAAAGGAGCGCCAGCAGACTTGTCAAGATGAAGCACCTTGTCCACCACCTCATTTTCATGAAGAGGTAGGTACCTTCTTGATCTACCACCCGCCATACGAAACGTTGCAGCCTTCGCGCGTTCATATACTGCGGGGTCGAACCCTGGAGTTCCACTACCGCCGAAATTTCGAGCTCGGCGATCGGAGAGTACAGCTCTCCCTCCATCAAGGAAAGTGAAATCAAAGTCCGAACGTCCTCGTTCACGTCGGCTGGCTTTACCGACGGCTCGAGAGCTGGAGCCTGTTGTGCGTCCTGGAGACTCCTCCTGACTGGAGGCTCCCCTGGGCGGCCTGGCCTCTCGAAGTGGCTCAGGTCTCCTGAACTTAGTTGCGAGGGAGGCAGGAACGGAACTCCCAAACCTTGCGAGTCCTCGTACGAGCCATCGTGGATCCCAGACACTTTTGTTGTCCCTCTCTACATCGAGGGAGAACTCATCCGCAAATTCAGCGAATAGGCTCCAATCAACCATAGCTGAGTCAACGTACGCTTCTCCCCTTCTGAGGGTCTCTTTTGCTCGAGCAGAGCAGCGGTACTGACCGATATATTCGATATCGCGTCGCTCAGACTTCAAGAGTCCCTCCTCTCCTTAATAGGCCGTGTCGCTTACATGATTGCAGTCCGACCAACAAACCGCACCATGACGGACAAATGTCCGGGCTAGTTAATAAAGCAGTATCGCTCCCTCAGGAAGGAAAGACAATAAAGCCTAGCCAACTTTACTGGCAAAATCAAA